GTGCTGCGCAGGCGCAGGCAGGTTAGGCTAGGGGGGCTTATGTCAGGACCAGCACGCATTCCAAACGAAATCAAAGCCAAGCGCGGCACGTTGAAGCCGAGTCGGGCCGTGGTTGTGCAGCTCGCAAACAGCCTGCCGCGTGCGTCCGAACTGGGCGTGCCGGACGGTTTGGGACCGATCGCAACCGAGGCTTGGCACCGCATCGTTGAGTACGCAGGTTCTTGGATCGCTGTCTCTGACCGAGATGCGCTGACGATGCTGGTCAAGGACATTGAGTTCCTTGCAGGTCTGGAGGCTCGGCTTTCAACCGATGGTCCAGTCCTCTATACGGACAAGGGCTATGCTTACGCTCACCCAGCGGCGGGGATGAGGACAAGCGCAGAGGAGAGTATTCGCAAGTGGATGAATCACCTCGGACTGACTCCAGCCGACCGAGCCAAGCTAGGGATCGCAATGGTGGAGAGTCAAAGCAAGATCGACAAGTACCGCGATCGGATGCAACAGAAGGGTGGCCACCGCGCTGGCTGACCCCTGTCGCTTCGGCTGACCTCAGCCGCAGCCTGGGCGACATCGTTGCCGATTTTGCCGAGGACCTCGTACCCATCGCTAAAGACTCCATCGCTGGCGCCTCCGGCGAACCGCTCCAGTTCAGGGTCTGGCAGCGACGCCTGCTTCGCAGGATGCTTGCTCGCAAGGAAGACGAGACCTTCACGCACCGCTTCTTCCTGACTGGCATCGCGCGCAAGAACGGCAAGACCGCGCTCGCCTCTACACTCCCGCTCTTCTTCGGACTCTACGGCGACCGAGGCGGCGAAATCTACTCGGCTGCTGCCGACCGCGATCAGGCGAAGCTCGTGATGAGCCACGCACGCCGAGCCGTTGAGATGAGTCCAGAACTGGGCGCCCAGATCAAGGTCTACCGCGACGCAATGGAGTTCAAGGGAACTGGAACGATCTACAAGGCGTTGTCTTCGGAGGCATTCACGAAGGAGGGCTTGAGCGCCTCGCTGGTCATCGCCGACGAGTTGGCAGCGTGGCCGTCTCGTGAACTCTTTGACGTGCTGTCGCTCTCAATGGGCGCACGCCGCTCGCCGCTGTTCGTGGCGATCACGACCGCAGGACCGCGCACCGACTCCACCGGCTCGGACTCCATCGCCTACACGCTCTACCAGTTGGCGCGGCGGCGCATCTCTGGAGAGAACGACGACCCAACGCTTGGGATGGCGTGGTGGGAAGCCGCTGATGACGCCTACCTTGACGAGACAAAGTGGAGCGAGGCTAACCCTGGGCTGCTCAGCGAGCCTGCGATCCTGTCGCTTGACGACCTGCTCTCAGCCAAGAAGCGCACGCCAGAGGCAGAGTTCAGGACGAAGCGTCTAAATCAGTGGGTGAGCAGTGCGACCGCATTCTTGCCGACTGGCACGTGGGACGCCTGCAAGGATGACCAGATCGCGCTGAACAAGGAGGACGAGATTGTCCTCGGCTTTGACGGCTCGTTCAGCAACGACTCCACTGCCATCGTCGCCTGCCGCGTGGCAGACAAGGCGTTCTTCGTCCTCGGACACTGGGAGCGACCGCTAGACGCCGAACTCGCCTGGCGAGTGCCAGTAGAGGAGGTGGAAGCCAAGATGCTCGACATCTGCAAGATGCACAACGTCCGAGAGATCGTCTGCGACCCCTTTAGGTGGCAGCGGTCAATGGAGGCGTGGCAACAGATGGGCTTGCCTGTGGTCGAGTTCCCTCAGACGCCTTCGCGGATGGTGCCAGCCACAGCTGCGTTCTACGATGCCGTCGTCAACGGCAGAGTGAAGCACGACGGCGATCCGAGTCTGGCACGACACGCAGGCAATGCCACGCCGTACTATTCACGCAACGGCTTGATGGTGAAGAAAGAATCCAAGACCAGCCTGAAGCGCATTGACCTTCTGGTCGCTGCGTTGATGGCACACAGCCGAGCGGGTACACTAGGCAACGCACCAGCGCCGAAGCCGAAGGCTGAGGTCAAGTGGATTGAGTTGTAGGGAGACGAATGGGAATCCTTGATCGCGTCCTCGGACGCCAACAGCCACAAGAGGAACGATTCATCGGCGGCCAGTGGGTCACGCAGGAGGCACAGAGCGGCGCAGCCGGCGTGCTAGTGAACCAAGAGAATGCCACGAGCATTGGCGCGGTCTACGCCGCAGTCAAGCTCTACGCCGACACGATCGCTGGACTTCCGTGGGACACCTACATTCGCATTGACGGAACGCGCCGACCTTACCGTCCGCGTCCGCGATGGATGGACACGCCGATTCCAAACAACCCGAACTTCACTTCCTTTGAGTTCAAGCATCGCGTCGTGACCTCGCTGCTGCTAGACGGCAACGCCTTCATCCTTTGCCTGCGCGACTCATCCGACAATGTGATTGAGACCCGCGTCCTTGATCCGCAGAAGGTGGAGATCAGGAGCGGCGAGTTCGGCGAACCGCTGTATCACATCGAGACAACCGAAGGCGCAATCACACTGACAACTGCAGAGATCATCCACATCCCGCTCTTCGCCACTGGCGAGAACCATCGCGGGTTGTCACCAATCGAGCATCACAAGGTGACCCTCGGACTAGCGAGCGCGACGCAAATCTTCAGCGCGAAGTTCTACGAGAACAACGCAAGCGTTGGCGGTCTGATCAAGGTTCCAGGCGAGTTGACGCAGGATCAGGCAGAGGCACTCCGCACTGGCTTCGGTCGCCGACACGGTGGCGTGGACAAGGCGTGGCGAGTGGCCGTGCTTACTGGCGGCGCAGACTATCTGCAACTCGGCGCAAAGATCAGCGACTTGCAACTCGTGGAGACGATGCACTACGGCGTGGAAGCCATCGCTCGCATCTACGGCGTCCCGCTTCATATGCTCCAGTACCCAGGTGGCAACACCTCCTACGCATCGGTCGAGTTGATCGGCATTGAGTGGCTTCGCCTCGGACTCGGACCAATGATCGCGCGCCTTGAGGCTTCCTTCCAGCGCATCGTGCCAGGAGCCGAGCAGACCTTCTTGAAGTTCACGCTTGACGGACTGCTCCGCGCAACGACGCAGGAGCGATACAACTCCTACGCGACGGCGCTGAACAATGGCTTCCTGTCCGTGAACGAAGTTCGCTCGCTTGAAGATCGCTCGCCGGTGGACGGCGGCGCAGAGTTCTGGAAGCCGCTGAACATCGGCACACTCGGACAAGACGAGCAGGTCTAATGCCTTACATCATCACCGACATTGACGGCACGCTGACCACGACAGGCGACAATCCGAACCAGCCATACATCGACTGGCTGAAGAGCCAAGCCAACGACTTTGGCTTTGAGGTGATCGTCGTGTCTGCTCGCAACATCGACCGACTTGCAGAGACCGAGCGATGGCTTGAGGACAACCTCGTGCCGTACAAGGAGATCCACCTGCAAGACTTTGGCGAGTCCAACCCAGCCGTGAACGAAGCGTTCAAGGCGTACAAGTATTCCAAGTTGCAGGAAGAGTACGGCGATGAGATCGCCTTCCTCGTAGACAACGACGCCGAGGCGCGCGACGCGGCCGAGGGGATGGGCATTGACGCCTACACGCCAGACGAAGCGATGGGCTTGACCGTGGACGAAGACGACGACAACGAGATGCGCGTGCTGATTGACGTGCCGCAATACATCCAAGAGGCAGCCGAGAAGGGGCTGACCTACGAGCGCAACGGCTACGCCGGTGACGGACTGCAGCCGCAGACCGTTGAAGAGGCGCGGCAGCTGCGCGCTGGACAAGTCGAGGATGACAAGGTGACGCGGATGCGGGCGTGGATTCTGCGACACCGTGGCGACTGGGAAGGCGTACCACGCAACAGCAACTCAGACGACCCAGACTTCCCAGGACCAGGCGCGGTGGCCGCGTACCTGTGGGGCGTTGATCCCACAGCAGAGAACGGCGCAGATCGCGTCCTAGAATGGGCAGATGGCGTCCTCGCGCCGCTGACCGAAGAAGAGAGGTTTGACGTGAAAGAACTTGAGACGCGCGCTCTTCCGATGGGCGACTTCACCGTTCGAGAAGACGAAGACGGTCAGAAGACCTTCACCGGCTACGCCGCGCTCTTTGGCGCACCGTCGGCTGGACTTCCGTTCACCGAGGTCATCGCTCCAGGCGCCTTCCGTCGCACGCTCTCGCGCGTTGCTGACGGCAAGAAGATTGTCTCCTTCCTCTTTGGACACGACGAGACGCGCGCACTCGCCACGACCGCGAGCGGCCGACTCACGCTAACCGAAGACGAGCGCGGCTTGAAGGTTGAGGCTCGCCTTGACCCAGCCGATCCAGACGCCGCTGGCGTCATCTCCAAGCTGACGCACGAGGCGTTGGCGATGGGAATGTCCTTCGGCTTCACCATCCCAAAGAACGGCGATGAGTGGAACGAGGACGAGCGCACGCTGCGCGAAGTGAATCTATTCGAGGTGAGCGTCCTGAGTGCAGGACAGACTCCCGCCTACCCAGCGACGCTGGGCTTGACCTCCGTTCGCAAAGTCGCGTCCCGAATGGGCGTGGACGGCGATCGGCTCATCTCAGCCATCGAGTCCTTGAAGTCGGCGCAACCGCTGACCGAAGAGGATGTCGAGGTGATTGAAACCATCACGGAGAAGTTGGCTCCGAAGCGCACAGGGGTGGACCCATCCATCGCTCGCGCCAAGTTGCTGCTCGCCGAGATGGAATCAGAATCGCTCTAAAAGCCACGAGACCCCGCCCCGCTGCGCTAGTA